GCTTGATGAGGAGCTATAGTCAGGCGGGGCAGGATCTTTTCGCGCTGGACAAGGTGAAGCGTCCGACGACGTTCCTCGATATAGGGGCTAGCCAGCCGATCTTCCACAATAATTGCTATCTGCTGGAGCTTAGAGGCTGGGGAGGCGTGAGCGTGGACAAAGATCCCAGTCATTTCGAGGATCATTTGAGGCTGAGGAGTTCCAATTACCTCATCGAGGACGCTCTGACGTTCGATTGGAGCAAGGTTCTGACGCCGAGTGTGGGGTTTCTGTCGCTAGATTGCGATGATGATACGTGTGCGGTGCTGAAGGGCTTGCCGACGACCACTAGGTTCAAGGCGATGACCGTTGAACACGACTCGTATAGGCTGGGGAATGGTCCGAGAGCCGAGATGAGGGAGTATTTGAGGGGTCTAGGGTATGCTCTATCTTATATGGATGTGCACTGTGACGGGGTTCCGTTCGAGGACTGGTGGATAGATCCAACTTAGACACTTGACACGGAGGTGAAGATATGTAAGCTCGTGGAGTCGAGCTAATATGGGCCTAGTTCAGCCCGTCACAAGACATTGAACTGTTTCGACGAATCTTAGGATTCATTTACAAAGGTCGAAATGGTCCCGCTGACCGGGGACAAACAGGAAATACGCAGCTCTAGCGGATTGCTAGAGCGTGATTGTGTGTTTCGCAACTTAACTGTTTGTCATTATGTCTTGTGAAGCTGTAACTAACTTCGTGCACAACGAAACCGGAAGGTTTGTCGTGCCGATCATGGAGCGAAGGGTCTTTCAACGATCCCTTTGGCTCAATATCATCCGTCGCGGCGAGTGGATGAATGGGATGGGACCGTCTTTGAACGTCCTCTTCTACGAACGCTCTGCCCCAACCGAAGCCGATCCTAGTTGGACTTCGATTCAACCTAACGACGTCATCCCTGATGGTCAAGCTGGCGGCTCTTGTTTGCCTCCTAGCGAGAAAATTCCCATCGCTTCGACGACGCGAAACTTTTCACTAGAGCGAATCGCTCGCGAAGGCCCAGATATCTGTAACATTGATATCATGCCAGCTTTCGACCTCCAGAATCAACTGGAGAGTGTAGCCGGAATCCTGGGAGACTATTCCCGCATCTTGTGGGAGATCAAGTATCGCCACGAGTACTTCCGTCTCTGTCAGACCAAAGTGGTCGTCGATGATTGTGCCAGTGGTGCAACTAACACGAACACTCTAGCAACGACCTACCCAGCAGCTTGTCCTACTCAGCCTCTTCACATGGCTATCGTGAGGTATTACTTCATCGATCAAATGCGTGAAGGTGCTGGAGCCGATGCTCTGCTTCGCGGTGCCGGTGGCTCGCCACTAGGTATTATGATCGTTTCTAACGAGACGAGAGGGAACATCATCCGGCAGAACGCCGAGATCCGAGAGGATATTCGACTTAGCAATCTCAATAACCTGCTAGTGCGAGCCTTCGGGGTCTCTCACTCGTATGGCGACATTGCTTGGCTCGCTGATCCTTATCCTCGTAGGTTCTCTTGTGCTGCTGGAGTATTCACCGAGATCCCGGCCTTCGCTCTTGGTAGCAACGCTACGAAGGGTCAAGAGGCTATCGTCAATCCTACGTGGAAGACGGCTGCTGATGAAGAGTCATTCTTGTTTGATGCCGAGGTCATGGAGTCTTTGATTCCTCGACCTCCAACCGATCCGCACCCGAACTTCAAGTTCGATCCCGTGAACTTCACTGGAGCTGTGACGTTGAAGAACATCATTGATCGAACCTGTAACCCTGACGGAACTGTGATCTATCACCGTCTCCAGTTGGGACACGCAGGCAAGCCGAAGGAAACGTGGCGCGGTGTCGCTTTCGTTCATAACCGTTGTGATCCAATGGGCTGCACGCTCGTTTGCGCTTCCTAACCTCTAACGAATAAGGAACGACTATGAGTGTATCACAAGATTTCACGCAGCGTAGTGGGAACATTCTCAATACGACTGCCGCAACCGCTAATCAGGTCATCACGACCACGGCAACTGTCAAGGACCAGGGATACGCAGTCATTGCTCGTATCTACGGAGTCTCTACGGACAACTTCGATGAGGGATTCTTCTACGAGTTGAAGGGGTTCTTCCTCAACGACGGTGGAACCCTAGCAATCGTCGGAGCCGTGGCGCAGACCGTTGACATCGAGTCTGCGGCTGCAACGCCATCTATGGTGGCTACGGCAGACAACATCGAGGTTCGGATCACTCCTGCGGATATTACGCCGATTACTTGGCGAGCAGATCTGGAGATCCAAGCAGTTCAACAGTATATCGCCAACGGCGGATACGCGAAGTAACTCAAACGGGGGAGGTCTCCCTCCCCCTACCAATTTCTTATGTCAGCATTTGATTTCACCGCGCTTAACGCTGTAGCTGCTCGTTCTAGTCAGTCTAACGTCAAGAACTTAGACAAGGACTCAGTGATGAAGGCAACTCTCCAGGTTCTGGGTGAGTTACAGCTAGGAGCAAGCACCACCTCCCCACTAGCCACGCTTGTTTCAGCGGGAGCAGATCAACAACTGACAGTCGATGCCACAGTTGGAGGAGTCCAGCTAGTTGCTTTCGATTCGGCGGCAAACTACGTCAGCATCAATGTGCAGGATCACCCAGCTAGAGTAACCTTCGACGGCAGCGCACCGACGATTACCAACGGTCAGTTGCTAGTTCAAGACTACACTGAGCTTTGGTCGAAGAGCCTAGCGGAGTCTGCAAAATTTATAAGGTCTACAGGCTCGTCAGCGATAGTTCACGCAACCCCTTTAAAATAATATGCCACTAACACGCTCAGGAACAGATGTAAGGGAGTTTCTGCTCCCGTCCATTTTCGAGGCATCTACGATCAGTCAAGTTCGCGAGATCCCTCGACCAGTTGACAAGGCTCACTCTATTGTGGGTTCCACAGGTGTTGGTCTAGTCTACAAGTTTGACTCGTCTTCGAGTGCAGCTGATGATGGCTACGAGATCCTTCAACCAGATGACACGACCTGGTCTGGTCGCTGGTTGCTGATCCCATTAGGTGCTGCTTCAGGTGGCGACGGGATCTACAACGTCAAGTCGTTTGGCGCAATAGGTGACGGTGTTACCGACGACCAAGCATCGATTCAGTCAGCTATCGATGAAGCCACAACGAAAGAGGGAGGCATTGTCTTCTTTCCTTCTGGTGATTATCTCATCAAGGCGACTCTAGTCCTCACTCCGGGTGTTCGCTTGATGGGAGTCTCCGGTCAGGATAATACGACAGCTAGCGGCATCGGTTCGACCATTAGCAGTCAGACTGTAGCGACTCCTTCGGTCTCTTTCACGGGAGACGGGACGACTAATAACAGCTCCTCAGTCGAGGTTGCGAGTCTCCGTATCATCGATACAGGTGGTACTCCGACTACCGCTATTACTTTCACGTCAGCTAGAAACTGCTACGTCAATGGGTGTTACTTTCAAGGCTTCTCCGAGGCTGCTGTGTCTCTGTTCAACGGAGAGGGCAATATCGTTGACCGCGTGATGGTTGGCAGCTCTGGTGCTATCGGTATCAAGTTCTCCGGCCTTAGCAAGCAGAGTCAGATCTCCAATAGCAAGATAGAGGGCTGTGCATCAGGGTCAGGTGGTGTTGGTGTTCTAGGAACTGCGGATGGAATTAGGGTTCTAGGCAACCAGATCACGAATAACTTCGGGAAAGGTCTCTACGTATTCACCCCTGCCTCAACGACTGAGCACATCTCCATCGAGAACAACTTGTTCGATGGTAATGATGCTACGGACACAGGAGACCAAGATATCTACTTCATTGCTGCTACGAGCCACACTAATGCGAGCATCGTAGGAAATCAATTCACCTCCGTAGGGACAGGAACTGCACTCAAGCTAGAGTCTGTCTCTGACTCGGCAATCGATAACAACTCCTTCGCCGTTGCTAACGCTAGCATCACTCTAGATGCGTCATCGGACAACAACCATCTGATAGGAAACAAGATATCTGGGACCACCAGTGATCTAGGCTTAGGGAACTGGTGGGGTTTGGGCTACAACCGAGATGAGGTAGATGCTCGCCAACTTTCCAAGGCACCTGGAAATGGCTTGGATTTCAATCCTAACAATTCAGCGAAAGCGACGATTGCCCAAGCAACGATCTTCAGCTTAGGCGACGGAACTAGCGATTTCAAAAGGTCGGTGACAACCATTATTGATCCAGACGAGGTTACGGGTTTTGAAATTGTTGGGCGTGAGTTTTCTGCGTTACTGCAAGAATGGTCGTTTGGCTTTGACGCGACAGACCTACTTTATGCCATTGCCTACGATGAGTCCGCGACGGCGACTGTGCTGCGAAAAGAAGATGCTATCAGTTTCACTGACGGGGCAGGGGATCGTTTCGCTGGTTTTACCTATGATGGGCAAGGGGGAGCAACAGCAGCTGACGGGATTGCACTTTATGGCCCGACAGCACTCCCTTCCACGGCTACCGCTCCAGTCGGTACTTATGAGGCATCAGAACAACTCATTCAAGTAACCGAGATAGGGACACGCACAAAAGCGGCTGATTTTTCTGATGGTAGAATAAAGTCGATAGTTTTCTGGAATCTGGAGCTGACGGCGGCTCAGATGGCAACGCAGAACGCAACGGGCAACGCGGTCCCTGAAGAATACAAAGACGCTGGCGGAACACAGACTGCTGGTGTCCTCGTCATCGGAAAAGCATACAGGATTAAAACGTATGTTGCTTTAGATGTATTTACGAACGTAGGTGCTGGAAGCGATGCGACAGGCGTTGAATTTATCGCAACAGACACTACGCCGACTACGTATACGAATGGTTCGACACTCGAAAGAATCGGAGCATTCGCCAGCTACCAAGGGCGCAACATCGAATCAAACGGAGACTGGCTGGACGATTCGAGCAATGGTTACGACGCGACCAACTCCAACGCAACTGCCATGATAGTTCCGCCTGGTGCCAGTGGGACGTGGACCCCCTCTATGTCCTTTGCCACACCTGTTACCACAGCCTGTTCTTACAGTCAGCAGCTTGGGACGTGGGTAAAGCTCGCTGAGAATACGTATTATGTTCGATGTCGCTTTCAGTTGTCGTCGAAGGGAGACAATACAGGCAAAGCGACCTTCGAGGGATTTCCTTGGGCGTTCTCGTCATCCAACGCATCGCAAATCCTTCTGACTGAACTTCACGCCATGAATGCTAATATAACGATGAGAGTTGGAGTTCGCCTTGCAGTCTCTGCTGCAACTGGTGTGCCTTACCAGCAGGGAGCAACCTCGGCTAGTTACCTTTCCGACACACACTTCACGGATACATCCTTAATTATGTTCTCTGGCGTCGTCACTATCGCATAATAATCTCATAAATAAACACTATGGCTAATAAAACAGAAACCGCTCTTGCTTTTGTAACAGCAGCTTCATCGGAGGCTACCAATCGAGTGCACGGGAATAACCTTAACGCTACTCTTGTGGGTAACAACTCTCCAGGCAAGCGACTATCTGCTAGACTGGAGTTGTCTCAAGATCCTGACATGAGTTTGCTAGATAGCGAATATGCCACGATTGCAGCCGCTGTAGCTACTTGCAATGCAGCGTCCATCATTACGATCCCTTCGCTAGACGAAGTGCGAGCCGCGATAGACGCAGCACCGAGTGGCGTTCCAGTAGTATAGATTCCCGTCTCTAGAAACTATCCACTCTATGTAGACCTAGGTTTAATACTATGGCGAGTTCACTACCATCTCTAGCAGATTGCTGCTCTCCATGCGACGGGGAAGCGAGCGTTCAGGTTCCAGGCCCAACCGGGACAGCTGGCACCAACGGCACCAACGGCACAGCAGGCGTCAACGCTTTCTCGACTCTCGACGGAGGGTTCACTATGCCAGCAGAACTCTCTGACGTAACCGTAGATGTCAGCGACTCGACGTGGATGGGTAAGGTCGAGGGTGCGGCTATAATAGGTCAAGTCGTGTTCGTTGAGCTAGCCGGATACATGGAAGTTCAATCGAAGCCAACGACAACGAGTGTCATCCTCAAGAATCTTCAAGATGTCTCGACAGGTGCTTACCCTGACAACTCAGCCCCAACTACGCCTATCACGACGGGCTTACAGGTATCGCCTGGAGGTATTCAAGGTGCCGTCGGTGACTCCGCTGGTAACGCTCCCAACTCTGCCACCTATGTCACGATGTCAGCGAGTGCTGGACTGCCAGCGGCGGTTCCAGTTGACACTGCTCTCCCTCCTGGGCCTGGGGCTTACGGCAAGGTTCTAGAGAACCAGTCAGGAACTCTCAACCAACGAACTATTGGAGTAGCCCACGAGAACTCGGTGACGGTTGATGACGTAGCAGGTCTCATTGTAGGCGAGGCTATCTTCGGAGCAGCTGACGGAATCGAGTCCAAGACAGCATCCAACGCGAGGACAGCTCTAGGTTTGGTGATCGGAGTCGCTGACAATCAAGTTGCGACCGTGGACGCTGTAGCGGGGCTAGTTGCTGGTGATGTCACTTTCGCTACAGTTAACGGCTTGGAGACCAAGACAGCAGCGGCAGCAGGTATAATCTTTGGGCTCTCAAACAGATCCATAACAGACGTGGGAGTTAATCCATACGCTGTGCTAATCGCTGACCAGGTGATCAAGCTAAACGCAGGATCGTTGCTCGCTAACTTGCCGACGGCTATAGGTAACTCAGGACTCGAATACACGTTCATAAAGACTGTAGCAGGAGGAATTCATGGCGTCGCGCCTCTTGCACCTGAAACGCTCAACGGTCTGCCTGGGCAGAATCTTGTCGCCCAGTATGCCACGATGAATGTCATCAGTGACGGCCTCGAGTGGTTCATAACTAGCAGGTATTTACTTTAGTGCTGGGTCATTAGCCTAAACGAGTTTTTCGAGATTTTAGCTGCTTATGAGCGACGAGGAGATGAGTGAGTTTAAAGAGGTTTTAGCGGGGTTACAGGCAGGTCAACAAGAGAGCAGCGCGAAGCTGCACGATTTGACTCTCGCCATCGTCGGAGATGATAGCAAAGGAATACTAGGAATCGTTCAGAGGATGCAGGCTCAGAGCAAAAGAGTAAGAATCGTAGAGGCACTAGGGAGTTTCGTTTTGATCTTCCTTCTGGTCTCCAACGAGACTTTTAAGGCTCTCGTGGTGTCAATCATCAGATGAAGATCTCAGCTGTCATAATATCTATCGCTCTCTTTGTCGGTTGTGCTTCCTCATTGCTTCCACAAAAACGCACCGAGTCGGTTCAAGCAACGGAGTCAATTGCCAACAGTCAGAACTTGATGATCGAGCGAGTTACCTCGTCCGGTTTGCCCAGTGCGAACTCGCCGTTTCAAGAGTCGATTAAGTTGACTCACGACGCGGGATCTGTCGCAGGTTCTCAGGAAGATATATCAGCTTCTCTCACTACGCCACTAGGCATTTCAATTCTAGTCGGCTGTGTAGGTCTAGGTTTTCTACTTCTGGCCTGGGTGTTCTTCTCTAAGCTCTCTCACTTTGGGCGAGCTGCTGACGGAGCACTGGGCGCGACGACGAGTTCTCTTAGGTCTCTAGCGACCATTACCACGGACACGGCACTCAAAGCACAACTCTTAACTGTTCTAGGGGAGACCGAGAAGCAGAGGGGGAAGCTCAAGTGATAGCCGATCCGCTAGGAACCTATGCAGGATTCAACGTCATTACTCGTGGGGTTAATACTGCTTTCAATCCTGAGGCTGTGGCACCGGATCAGCTCTCTTGGATGGTCAATGGCACCACCCGCAATGGCTATCCTCAGTGTCGCCCAGGTTGGAGCAAAAGCCTTCTCAAGTTTCTAGACGAGAACGGCGACACCGATGCGACAGTCAAAGCAGCTTTCGAAAACGGTCGCTGGCAAGGAGCTATCCCTTACACCGACTCGAATGGAGCTAACTTCATTGTAGCTTCAATATCTGGGAGAATCTTTCGGATCGATCTAGGTAACCTACAGGTGATTGATCTTTCAACTACCTCTGGTGAGTCTAACCCTGACAACCAAGATCAAGTATGGATGGTGCGAGCTGAAGAGTTCCTAATCATCCAAGACGGATCATCGATACCTCTAATCTTTGACGGTGTGTCTCTTCGAAGATCAAGACCCAGATCAACGACGACACAGGCTGAAGTTCCCATAGGGTCTGTCATGGCCTACAACAAGGGACGCCTTTGGGTGACGCTGCCAGACAGGAAGAGCTTCGTTGCTGGAGACCTAGCCTACTCTCTTACGCAGTCTACCGCTGACATCCTGTCGTTCACAGAGAACACGTTTCTCAACGGCGGAGGATCCTTCGTGGTAGGGGAAGACGCTGGAGACATCGTGGCGATGCGCTCGATAGCGATTCAAGACACCACAACTGGGCAGGGACCGCTCCAGGTGTTCACGACTCAGGGCGTCATATCTATAGACGCTCCGTTCGACCGCGACCAGTGGCAGAACCTCCAGTCGCCCATACAAACAATTTCTAATCTAGCCGCCGGAGCTGTTAGTCAGAACTCGACCATCAACGTTAATGGAGATATCTGGTTCCGAGCAGATGATGGCATCCGATCCTTCTCTATAGCTCGTCGAGATCACGGGACATGGGTGAACACACCACTCTCAACGGAGGTCTCTAGGACACTAGACGATGACAATCGACCAGCACTCAGGTTCGGCAGCGCAGCCCTGTTCGACAATCGACTCTTGCAGCTCGCGTCACCTTACCAATACGCAGACTCCGCAGGCAATGTCCACGGCTACGTCCATCAAGGGATCGTAGCTCTAGATTTTCATCCTGTATCAGGGATGTTCAGCCGGTCTCAACCTAGCTGGGAGGGTGTTTGGACCGGTCTACTGGTCTTACAGATCGTCCATCAGCCTGATTCGAATCGTTGCTATCTGTTTACGATCAATCCAGCTGATGACACAATCGAGATGTGGGAGCTATCGAGAGGTGACAAGTTCGACTCTCAGGATAGCCCTATTCAATGGGTTATCGAAACTCCATCCTACCGCTTTCGAGATGATGGCTGGAGCTACAAGAGACTGAGAACAGCTTCGATCTGGTATGACCGACTGACAGGTCAGATTGATTTCACGTCCAAGTTTCGAGCAGATGCAGAACCTATCTGGCAGGCTCATCACTCATGGCAGGAACAAGCGACCTATAAGGATTGCAATCTAGTTCCATGCGACACACCTCTAAACTATCGAGAACAGTATCGATCTCGTGTGAGACTCCCTGAGTTTCCTATCGACTGCGATGAGGCGACAGGGAAACCTTACTCAGACGGCTACTCGTTTGCTATGCGACTGGAGATAACAGGCTTCGCGCAGATCAAGAGATTGCGTCTAGAGGGTATGGAGAAGCCAGAAGAATTTGTGGGTGCTTGCCCTTCTGCCTCTGTTGCGGCTGGCAGTGTCACCGGATGCCCTGAGAATGATTATAGCTACATAACCGCACCTTAATATGGCAGTCGCGACTCTAAAGATTATACCAGGAACGCTTCCAGCGGGTTATTGTTACCCTAGCGACGTGCAAACGTTAAACAACGACATCCTGACACGAGCCTCAGTCTCGCTAGAGTCGTCGTCGTTTACGGTGATCATTACCTCAGCGTCTCAACCTCCGGCAACGGATCGTGACAAGCTCTGGATGAACACGTCAGACGACCGGATCTATCGGTGGTTCGGAGCGTGGACGTCAAGACACCCATTTTCGACAAGCAGCAAAGTTCGTCACTGGTATCTAGGAACTCTCACAGATCTTGAAACCTTTGACGGAGGCGAAGCTGGTGCGGTCGGAGCGTCTCTCGGACCTATGTGGGAGGAAGACACAGACTTCATAGGCCGAATACCTCTCCACGTAGGAGCACTCCCAACGAGTGGAACAGTCACGGCTCTAGGTGATACAGGAGGTCTCGATCAGGTAACGCTCGCAGACAACAACACGCCGCCTCACGTTCACGACGGCATAGCCTACATACGAGGAGTAAGTGGATCACTGACGTCAGACCCTTCTGGTGAATCGGACACCTTCTACCACGAAAACGGGGGTCATACCACAAGTGAAGCTGACACTTTCCATTCCGCAGGTCTCAGGACTACTGAGCTCGTGGGGACTAGCGGCGAAGCTTTCGACTCGATGAATCCTTATAAAACTGGTTACTGGATTAAACGGACATTCCGTGTATACTACAGGGCGTCATGAGTTTTCTAACACTAGGAGCAGCGAAAGCCACGGCTGCACGGGCTCTAGGGATGTGCTCGACGGACACCCGTGTCACTGACCTAGTGAACGAGGCTCAGGAACGTCTGCTCAATCGACCTAATCAGAGCGTCGGATCTCTAGTCCGTTACCGATTTTGCATAAACGAGAGCTGTATCGTTCTCCCTCGTCAGATCCGCACCGTCGAGAGCTTCGCACTATGCGACACCCCCGGCATCGTCCGACCGATCTGGCACGAATTTCTAGGCAACGGCACTTATCTCTACAGTGGCGACAAGTCCATAGGCAACGAACTCCTCGATCACGGCAGGACAGCAACTTTCAACGATGTGGGTTCGGGCAAGAGCGTCACGGCAATCGCGGTCACAGCGGGTGGCAGCGGCTACGTCACAGCTCCGACCGTCGTCATAACGAACGACTCGACCGACACGACAGGAGCCGGAGCACTAGCCACAGCGACCGTCGTAGCCGGAGCGGTTACAGTCGTCACGATCACCAATAGCGGATCGGGCTACGTCGTAGCACCAACAATTTCTTTCACCGGAGGAGGCGGGGCCGCGGCTACGGCAACAGCATCGATCGCTTTCAACCGACTCATCCGAGCCCTGTCTAGCACAGCTGCGGAGGATACCGGTCTGATTGTGACCATCATGGGCTACGACGAGAACGCTCAGTGGATACGCACTAAGGTCGGAACAGTCTGGACAGACGGCGAGCAGCTCACCCTAGCGGGGACCGCCGTCAACACCACGAACACTTTCACGAAGGTCGTCAAGATCGTCAAGCCAGTCACCTCAGGTCGAGTTGATATGTGGACTTGGGACTCGACGGCCGCAATCGAGCAGAAACAGATAGGTGCCTACGAGCCCAGCGAGACTTTACCGACCTACAGGAAGATGCTCTTCCCTGGTCTATCGAATTACGGGACGTGTGCGTCAGCGACCTCCTCTTGCGAAGACAAATCTCTCACCGTCCTAGCAAGGCTACGGCACGTTCCCGTATCGGTTGACAACGACTTTCTGATCATCGACAACCTCGGTGCGATCAAAACAATGTGCATGGCGATACAAAGGGAAGAACAGAACAGACTCCAAGAAGCGGAGAGTCTGGAGGTCAAAGCGATTCGAGAGATCGACGGAGAACTCTCAGCTTACAGTGGAGCAGGAGCAAAATACGATATCAAACACGTAGACGGGGGCTCTGGAGGAATGGGAGTCTTTAACCCAATTTAAGATCATGGCGATAGGAATAGTAGCAGCATTGGCCATAGCGGCTGTGGCAAAGGGAGTCGCGGCTAAAGTCGGAGCAGGTAAGAAGACCAAGATACCTGTTTTTAATACCATAGATCCGACTCAGGTCCAGAAGGACACGACTCAAGATAACCTCGCAGCAACGTCTGATCTGGAGCGTCTAGGTCGAGAAGTCAATCTAGCAAACGCCCGAAACCAGGAGGCGGCGATAGAAGCTGGTCTCCCTGGTCAACTAGGCCAAGCTCGCAGCAATATCGGAGCCCTCCTCCGTGGCGAGATCCCCACAGATATCTTTCAGCAGGTCAGTCGATCTTCAGCAGCAGCTGGATTTCAAGGAGGCTTCCAAGGTAGTCAACTAGGCCGCAACGCAACTGCCAGAGACCTAGGTATCACATCCCTCGGCCTTCAGCAGACCGGTCTTCAGAACTTTAGCGCACTATCTAGTATGCTCACCCCTAATTCTTTCAACGTCGCCTCGATGTTCTTCTCGCCTGGGCAGCGAGTCACCATTGATCAGAGCGAGAGGAACCTGAAATATCAACGAGATTTGATGGCAGCTGGAGTTAAAGCAGCTCCTTCACCTACCAAAGCAGCGATAGCCGCAGGTCTCAACCAGTTCGGCAATTCCATAGGTCAATACGGCTCCTTTATGATGGGAAAAGGAGCAGCCAACAACAACAACTCGACACCGACCTACCAGGAATCTTACGGGCAAATCCAAGGTTTCCAATCTCGACCACCAGGGCAATAATATGGATCCAGTAGCACAGATCTTCGAGCAAGCTAAGAACGTCAGCGGAGGTGCACCCTTCGGGGAGTTCTTCGTGCAAGGCTACCAATCAGCCCAACGAGACCGTGAGCTAGACCAACGCGACGTCGGACTAGGCATAAATCGAGAGCAGAATCGTATAGCGAACTTATCGGCTGGCCTTAGAGCTACCGAAGGGCGAGCCAAGCAGTTCCTCAAGCTAGCAGAGCAGGAGAAAGATCTAGAATTCACTCAAGCTTACACAGCCTGGATCGCAAAAGACGCCCCCCCGGAGGACATCCCGAATCTCATGGGCATGGTCAACGGCACGTCTGCGAACCACGAGGTCGTCGGGCAGTTTTTCAATCGAGTAAACGGGATACTAGAAGTGGAAGCTAAAAAAGCCGAGTTCACCGATGCTGCAAAAATAGCAAAGGGCAATAATTTACCTTTAGCCAGCATGACCGGGGGTGGTGGCACGTTCAGAAATCCACCTCAATCTTCTGAGACGATTTACGGTCCTGACGGTAAACCTCTTATACGTCGAACCAACGGTCAAGTTTTCGAGCCAACTACATCGACTGAGACTAACTTGCAAGCTTCTGTAGGAGCGTCTCTCAGGGTGGTGCAGAACGCTTCGATGCTCGCAGCTCTGTCAACGGATGAGACTATAGGACCAATAGGTTACCTTAACAGGTTCTTCGAACGTGTGGGAGCTAAGACGCCAGGGGCTGCGACAGATATCGTAGCCTCGCAAAAAGCTTTTTCAGCTGAACTAGTTAGAGCTTTGCGGTCAGACGGACAGATAAATAAAGATGAGGTAAACAGGTTAATCAAAGACATTGGCCTCGACTTCATTGACAGCCCAGAGCGATATGCAAGGGCAGTATCAAGGACAGGGCGATTGCTAGTTGAATCTAACAAACAATCTCTCGTCGCAGCAGGTATGCAGATCCCACTGCAAATGCAGGCTGAGAATCTGCCCACTAACATGCTGACTCAAGACGAGTTACTCGTCGCCAGGAAAACGGGGAAGCTGAGTCATCTCAGTGATTCGGCACTGAGAAAACTCTGGAGGTCCGCACCTTTCCAAGCTAACGAGTCATTCCCTCTAGCTACACCAGCACTTAACATACCCTAAGCACAGCTATGGCTAGCCGAGAAGAACAGTTCATTTCAGGTGATTTCGAATCAGGTGATTCCGTAGCAACACCAACTCTTAGCCCTAGCATTACTACTGATCAGCTCGAACAGCAGTTCGTCACAGGCGATGTAATCGGCGGCATCTCTAGTGCTGCTCAAGCGGCTAATACCCCGCCTAGTATTGATCCAGCTACTCTTCCTCTCCTCCCAGGTTTCAAGGGAGACCAAAGAAATATAGCATCAGGTGAGGTCGTCATCGATACGAGCCTTAACATTGACCAGACTGGCGGAGAAGCCCAAACCCCTGCTCCTGTTTCTGCTCCTCCTTTCGATCCTCCTACTCCAGCTGACGTCATGGCTGGGGTTGCAAAGGTGGCAGGAAGTGCGTCACTAGGCCCAGCGCCAGCCTCGGAACTAAACCCTGTGCCGAGAGGTCCAGGTGATAGGCGTAATCTTAACGCATCAGGCACAGCATTCACCGAAAACGGGTTCCAGGTTGAATATGGTCGGTTCAACGAAGCTGGAGAGCGGATCGAACTCGACACCCAAACGGGTGTTGGCTTCGTTGGTCGCTTTCTAGGTGGTTTAACAGATGACCCTGAGACTCGTCGAGACCTTCTGAACCAGCAATTTAAAAACATTGAGCTAGAGGAGCTGCCTGACGGTAACACAATACTGCGTGGGCTCGTTGATCCTGCTACGGGGAAGGAGAAGGATCTACTCTTCGACGAGCGAGGAGGGAGCCTCCGAGATCTTTTCGACATTGGAGGACTAATAGTGGAGATGGCAGCTGCGGCGGGAGGTACTGTTCTGGCTCTAAAAAGCGGTCCAGGTGCTGTCGTCGTAGGTCAGTTAGCAAGGCAAGCGTCAAAAGGTGCGCTGAAGAGGGGGGCTATTGCCGTAGCTGGTGCTGTCTTAGGGCAGAAGACCGCTCAAGTTGGGTCTGACGTTCTTACAGGTGCGGCAGCAAGGCAGGATCTTGGGAAGATAGGAGAACGTATCCAAGCCAGAGCCAAGTCTCTGAAGACTGAAGTTGCTGCTGAAATCACGATGTCTTTGCTGCCTGCGGGACTGAAGAAAGTCATAGACACGACGCTTATCCAAGGGAAGGGTTCTGTGATCCAAGAAGGACTTGCTGCGGCTCAACGACTAAAGGAAAAGTCTGGAGGACTAGGCTTCGATTTCTCTCTAGGTCAACTCACAGGAAGCCCAACACTACAAGGTGCCGAGATCTTTACGGGTAAGTTTCCCTCAGCCAAAAGTATTTTCCGTTTTCAGGAGAGAGCCAGAGAAAAGCAGATGGTAGAATTACAGGCTTGGATTTTGACAGGGAGAGGGAAGCGAGACTTACCGGACTTGCCATTTGATGATGAGGTCAACCGCAGAGCTGTCACTAGAGTCGCCGAGGAGGTTCGTAGCGCAACGGACATGATCGCTAAAAACATTCACGAAGGCATCCGAGCAGCTAACAAAGAGCTAGATGAGCTAATCCGAGTGTCGTCGCCTAAAGCCAATGCCGGATTGTCCGAACGAGCGTCTGGAGGACTCATTCGTTGGTCTGCCATTGCAGAAAAGTTAACTTTTAGTGAGATATCAGATGAACTATACGCACGCATCGCACTGAAGAACCCTCTGCTACCAATCAAGAGTCTTAAAGAGGCAGCAGAGAAGATACGTAAGGACCTGATCAAGAAGACGCAACCCGAAAAGGTGGTTGAGGAAACCTCTCTAATTCTAGACGATTTAGGCAGACCAATAACGACGACGGTGACCACAGGAGGAGGCAGAGTCCCTAATGAGAAGCTGATCCCATCTGACTTGATGCGAAGACTGGCTGGCATTGCTGAACTAGACGACCTAACACCTCTTAATGAGATACGATCACTTAGGACATCTCTTTTTGACAGTCTCAGTGCCACCCAGGTTCTCGATGACACGTCATCTAAAATGAGGAAAGACCTCGCCGCAGCCTTAACTAGATCCCTGGACGAAGGACTAGCGCAGGTGACAGACCCAGCACTCCGAGAGAGTTACGAAGCCGCTAACAAGTTCTACAAGAGAAACGTGGGACGACTACAAGATAAGCGTATCATATCCCTGTTAGCTGATGATACCCAGACCAAGTTAGGTCCGAGACAGATCTTTGATGAGACGCTAACTAATGAGGATCAGTATTTTAAAGTCAAAGAGTTACTGACCAAGAAGCTCACTGACATCCCGCCCAACGCGGATGCTGCTGGTTTAGCTGCTACAGCCCTAGCTAGAGGGGAGGAGACTTTCGATACGTTCAAGCGGACAGCTCTTTCCGCCATACTAAACACCACAGAGCAAGGTGCTGGTATCGTAAACCTCAAGAATTTCGTCACGAGACTACAAGGGTTGAAAAGTGACTCGATGGTCTCTGACATGCTAGGAGGAGAGGCTCAATGGAGGGCTCTACAAGATTACGTTAACGAGGGTGCAGCCCTTATGAGAGAAGGAATACCAAACGCTAAAATCTTCGAGTTGCTAGCGAAAAAGCAGTTTACCAAAACAAACATCGAGACAGCACTTAAATCCATACAGGCAGGCAATGTACGCTTCCGCAACGGGCTCATCGACAGGCTCGTAAAAGCTCAGAAGGATGGCACAGATATCTCGACCATCGTAAGCGCAGACGACTTCGTCAACAAAGTGCTGACTGGTAGCCTTGACGAAGTTAGAGAGGTTGTAGCTATACTAGAGAAGTCTCCTGGGTTGATGGACGATGTCAGGTCACTCACCGTCGAGCAGTTGTTTAAGGACTCAGCTAGATCCGCAACCACCGAAGATTCTCTCAAGCTACTCAAGGGCGATAGGGTTGTTGCTTTTGATGGTCAGAAGTTGACAGCGGAGATCAGAGGTGGAGAGAGAAAGTTAAGAGCTGTTCTAGGTTCTGAAATAATGAATGACCTAGATGACTTAGCTCGCGTTCAAATAGCTACCGTCCCACCAGCAGACGTCTCAGCTCAGGCAGGAGGCATAGCAGCTGGAGGAGTCATCACGAAATTGTTCAAGCTACAGTGGGGTTCGGCCTACACACACATTAAATACCGGTTGGCTGCTACCCTTCTGACTAGTCCTCGGATCAGAGAACTAGCCAAGAGGACCGAACCAGACGACTTCCTACCATTCATTCGAATTGCTATGGCTAGTGGAGTTGTATTAGAGTCGTTGGCCAAGGACTACAATCCAGCAGCCCTCGCAAGTGCCTACCAAGCTATTGACGAGTTCATTGGAGACGAGGAAGATATAGCCAGCAGAACTTTTGATCTTTCGGAGCTATCGAGATAACTAGAGTAGCGTGTCGCCGGTCTGGAAGGTTCCGACAGAGAACGTAGCTTTCCCTCCGGCTACCTCTCTTGCGTCGAAAGTGTTTGAGCCCTTCCTAGTCTCGTAACCGAGCGACTCACGCCCTATGTAGTGATCTAGATTACATTCGCTTATCTCGGAGGCGTCATCTAGCAGTCCCTTCAGCACCATGATGCCGGTATTGCAGTTGCCGATTCTACACGATGTCTTCGACATCAAAGCTGCTGTCCGAAGTCCGACCTTCCATCCCATGATGGCGCAGTTGTTGATCTCCAGGAGGACTGCGTCACCGTTAGGTAGAGTGACACCTACGCTCTTAGCTAGCGTCGAAGAGCTGAGGACGCTCAGATCAGCCAGCTCGCACGAGACTAAGTCATCACCAAGCAGAATACCGTTGATATCCCCACGGCTAGCAGTGACGTTCAAGCTAAACCCTCGCAGCGTGACAGAAGAACTTCTTCCCGCCACGGTGATACCGTAACTGAGTATCGAAGTTGATATGTCTACCGTAAGACTGGTTTGGAACTTGCCTTGACCGACTAGCGAGACCCCAGTAGGCACTGCAATGCTCGTAGTTGCACGTAGTTTCCCCACAGGTAACGAGATTATGCCTCCCCTGAATCCGCCGATCTCCTCTAGCTTGGCTATCGAACTCGCCAAGTAGCCGTCGATGGGTCGCTTGCCTTTAACAACCTCTAGTTGCTCCTCTCTCGTCGTGCAGAAGTCCAGGATTGACACCACGCCATCTAGCCTCTCTGTCATCTTCTCATTCCTAAGCGAGTCGATCTCACTAGCGAAGAGGTCAGCTCGAATCCTCAAGTCTCTCACGTCCCGCTTCAGCTTCTCAACGTCCTCGGCATCGATAGGGTCAGACTTGTCAGGCGCACTCGCCACGACATCTTTGACCTCGGCATAGGTCCGCTTCAGTAGCTCGTTCTCGACAACGGCCACTCGTTTCTCTAGCTCGGCATTGACACCTAGCAACTCGTCGGGGAGTTCGATCTCGGAGGGAAGCTCCATGTTTAGTTTTAGTTTCATAGTCTTGTTGTCTTGAAAGTGTGCGAGTAGAGAAGCGGATTGCAAACCCATCGATAAGTCCGTCTCTCTACTCGCTGACGTAGTATGCGGACGAATCCGCTACTTTTATGTCCCGCATGAATAACGCGAGGTGAACACTGATGGGTAAAGCGTGCTGACTAGGTGATCAATCAAGGGATCAGTATGAACCCGTCCGAGGACTTCCCTCGGCTCTACGCCCTAGCCAGCATAATTATGAAAATTTCAATGCGTAGGCGATGATCAACGAGACCGCGCAGATGATCAAGATAAGCGTCTCGAGTAGTTCTTGCTGCTCTTTTGTCATATGATTACCTCGTCTTTCATGCCCCAGTCGCGGCCTATGGTTCCCTCTGCTGGAATAGTGATAGGCATCCCCGCAATCTCAATCTCGTTGTCGAAGTAGGTCTTGATCCTAGCCTTAGCCCACTCCTCGTAGACATCCTTGGCCTGACCCAACAACGAGTCGTGAACACAGAGGATCGGCTCCAGCTTCAAGTCACCCTCCTCCGTCCGGTTCTCAGGGTCAAACCATAACATCCACAGTGCCAGCTTCGTTGCATACGTCGTATAAAACTGTGGCAACGTAGAGAGTGCCTCCTTCAGCGTCTCCCTGTTCGCTAGCTTCGCACCCTGTCGATACTCAGCCTTGCGTCCCATGAACGTCCGCCGATGTCCGACACTCGTCTGGGCGTAGCCGTTGTCGAGTAGGTTCTTCGACACAGCCTCGTGCCACTTCTTAACGCCCTTCCACCTAGAGAAGAAAGCGTCCTGAATCTTCTCGATGTTCTTCTTCTTAAGGATAAGAGGAGACGCCGAAGACAGATCCAGGGGTAGGGAATGGAGTGAGTGTTTGAGGACAGTCTCGCCCATCGTAACCCACCCCATGAGGTAGCTCGAGTTGCCCGTCACTGATATCTTCCCATTTCTCCTCACCATGAAGAATCCCGTGGAAGTCACAGGGCAATAAACCAGTTTGTCGCGATTCAATCTCAAGTTCGACAGTTCAAATTTATCTAAGCTGCTTTTAGACGCATAGGTTCGATTGTTAAATTTAACCGAATGCACGATTGACCCGTAACCACTCGTTCTAACCTTATTCCAAGTATAGCCCTTCTGCACCAATTTGCTTACCGTCGCTAACCAATCTAGGTGCTCTCTATTAACAGCCGAGACTTCAAAAGATCCATCTGGCTTCAGATAACCGTCCCAGTAAGCGTGCTCCTCAAGGAATAGCTTTAAACTCTGAGCATCCCACTCCAGCAAATAAGCTCCAGCCTTCTTGAAGCCGAACCACTTTTGAGCGATATCACCCTTAGTTGATATGTGTGTCGATCCGTCTTTGTATCGAGACATAGAATGCTCCATGCCAGCTTCGCGTAAAAGCATGAGTAGACGCTGAATCTTTCTCTCCTTCTTGAAGTGCCATCGGATCTGTTTATGGTGAATAGACCCGTCGGCTTGAAAAGCAGCTATTAGTTGAACGTGCTTCTTCGGGCTTCCTCCTATGTAAGTGCAAGCCGTAGGTAACTGAGCATCCTTAAAACCACACAAATCGTCAGCTCTCTTCGACTTTGGATTGCCGTTCGTAGTGTAAGGCATCGTATGGCAGTCGGTTACACACAGACTAAGACTATTGCCTTCAATTTCATACGTAGGGCCTCTATGATCGCCAGTGTAGAAATCCTCGATCTCCTCGAAAAACCCGAATCGAGTTTCAAGATCATACACCATAATAGGCTCGCCTAGTTTGTAGTCTTCGACTCGAATCCAGCCACGCTTCGTCAGGACTTCGTGTCCCTCTGTCACGCAACCGTGCACTCCAGCCTTGCAAGCGGGATACAACCACCCCGGCATATCCTTCGCGTCTCTCAGTTCTTGCTTGATCTCGTTCCTGATCAACCCTCGGACCTTGTCGGCACCTAGGTGAACGATCAGGGAGAGAATCTTAGCTGGCTTTAGACCGGCTCTTAAATCCTCTAGCATGGTGTTATCTCCTAACCTAGCACACTCCGCTGCTACCGTCCAGTTGTCGGCACCTTCCAGGTCGAACTGATAGAGCGAACTCTTCGGGTCTGCCACGCAAATCTCTCGCAAGTCCTTGTTCAGCGCCTGCCTATTCAAGCCCGTCCCAGCCGGAGTCTTGCTCTCCGCCATCCTCCCCGTCTCCTTCACAAGCGAGATACTAGCCCGACACCTCGAGTCCTCGTCTAGCTTCACGTTCAAGTCCGTCACGATCTTCCTCAGCCTCCGGATCTGGAGCACCCAGAGAGCCCGCACATCCTCAGTCTTGGCATACAGCTTCGCTAACGCCTGCATACTCGACACAACTTTCTTGTCAGCGTGACTCTTGACGACACCATTCTCGATGCGGTTCCTGTGTGCAGCAGGCTCCTCAACCGAGAATTGTCCCCTCTTATTGACAAAGACCCTCGGAAGCTTACACGTCCCATAGAGAAACGTCTGAGAATCCCCATCAAGCTGCGTAGAGCCCACATTCACGGCCACCCCAAGCTTTATTGATAACTCGCCTAGCAAGTCCTCCGAAACGCCATCAGATCGAATCCTCGCGATGATTCCCTTCGCCTCAATCCACAGAGCACGCTTCGACTCCAACACAGACAACTCACATTCCTTGAAGTTCTTCGGCTCGTAGTCCACCAGCTTCTCCTTCGTCACGAACGCTTTAACATAAGCTAGTGTCAGTTTCAAACCGTTTGTCGTAGGGAGATCGCCGTCGTTGCCCAACAGTGGACCGTCCGTAGGCTCAACCATGACGAGCGGACCCTTCTTGACCCACCGCTTGCCGTTCCACTTCATAGGCTTCCACCGCTCGACAGTCACAAGCTCCGCTTTCTTGATCCTCTTGGAGCAGAACTCATTGCGAACGATTTGCAATACGTCTGAGAAGTCATCCTTCTTCGCCTCGCAGCTGAACGTGATCCCGCTCTCCTTATCAATCAACCGCTGAAGCTTCGAGACCTCAGCCCTCGTGCTCGCCTGGAGCTTCGCCGCCTTCTCCACGTCGAAGAGAATCCCCCTCAGCATCATGTAGAGCACCGGCCCGCCTTGCAGCTCCATGTTGAAAGCGTAGTGTTTCCTCTGCCCGGCATCCATGCGCCGCATCTCCTCAACCCAGCACTCATATGTCACAGCAGAGTCGATCCCGTTATACCTCCAGAAGTGCTCGTCGGAGTTGAACTTGAGCCCACCGTGAGCCTTGTCAGGCTTGTAATACGGCTCATCCGTCAGTATCGAGACCTGCGTAGCCAAGCCCTTTCTCATCTCAGGATAAAGCTCCCACCAGGCAATAATCGTATCGTGCTCGTAGCCCTCCACGCAGATCCCTAGCCCGAAAGCCAGTGCGTAGAAGTCATACGTCCCATTCTGAGCGATCTTCTTAACTCTCTCGTTCTCGATGACGTCCCGCACCAGCACCCAAGCCCGAATCTCCTCATCCTCGCTCCAAAAGCTAGAGCCATCGTAATGCGCGAACGGCACCACATAAGCGAAGTCAGGGTTACACGAGAACGAGATGCAGGTGATGTTCGACTGGCTCCCCTCGATATCAATTGCACAATAGGCCCAGCAATCAACCTCCCAGAGCTTATCCTCCACGGCATCTATCGTCTTCAAGACCTTGATATCCCGCTTCGGAAGCTTCAGCTCCTTGCTCCCTGCCTCTCGCTTGAGCTTCTCCATGTCGAAGGCGAAGTAAGACTGATCAGAGAAGTCCTTCAAGATGTTGTTCGGATGAAGCACCCCCAGGCACTTCTGCCCCGGTCGAAAGTTCGACTCGAAGAGAGTCCCTCTCGCCGTCTGGATCTTGTGAGGCCAATTAAACAAGCCCTTCTTCCTCCCTGGATCGACGTTGCCGACCTTCATAACATGCAGTGCCTCGTTACCTAGACAGAGCACAATCGTAGGATCAAACTTCTCCAGATCCTCTGCCAAGTGAGCCAAGCTACACTGCACCTCGTTGCCGTCCCACTCGAACTCGTCAAGATAGCCTCGCTCCGACCTCACCCATGACACGTTGCAAAGGAGGCACTGAGCCCTCACCAGGCCCTCCTTCCCTAGCCCAGCATCGAGGAACTTTCCAGCCTCCCCGATAAAGAGCTTCGAATAGTAGTCTTCGTTCTTCGTCGGCATCGAGCCTACAATCGCGATCCGAACAGCTCCCGGCGGCTCAATAACGGGCCATTCATTAGGCAACGGAGAGCCATACTTCCGAGAGCTAGACCTAGGGTATGTATCGTCGTCTTGCATATTACACAGTGATACCGAACACTTCACTAAACGAGTCCTTGGCGTAGCTCTCCGTCACGTAGCAATACCCGCGATGACCCCAGCCAGTTCCCCACGAATTCCTCACGATGAAGAGTCCAGGCCCATAGCCACATAACACTACACAGTGG